AAATGACATCAAAGTCTAGCAATAAAGATTTACCTTTAACCTCATCTAAACGGCTTTTAGTCGCACTCATGCCAGTTCCTAAGATAGCATTACTACTAACCATAGTCTTAGCGATGTCTTCCACTTCTTTGTCAGATATACTAGCATTAACTTTCGGATTATAAACAATCGGATAATACTGACCGATAATAGTTCTACCCCCAATAGTAAATGTAATGCCTTCTTCCTTTTTCAATGGATTTCCATAAAGTTCTTCTTGAACTTTGCTACGTTCAGTAAAGAAGGAGTTAATGTGGTCCCATGTCCGAATAATAAATTCCCAATCTTTATCGGTGAGGATTTCTTGAAATGCTTTTTCCATTTCAACTTCAGTTACCTTGGCCGTTTCCATTGCCCGTTGTCTGTTACGTTCTGTACCCCAATTCAAAGCTAATGCAATAACCTGTTCCTTGGTTAGATTACGCAATTCCCCAACATCATACATATGCTTATTTCGGATGTTAAATAATTCACGCTTACCATATACAGAGGATACATCTTTTGCCAATCTACGCATGGACACTTCCTTGCGTTCATTAAAAGCTTGTGTTGCACGGCTAATCGGATCATAGATATATTTCACAGCATCTGGTCCTAATCGGCGTAAGAATGTTTCAACCTTGAGCAAGGATAAATTGCCTTTATTAATAAGACCTGCAACGGCTTCCAAACCAGTTTGATTGTTTTGTGCGTTAAATACATTCCCATTAATTTTGCCAAATGTATCGATTGCTTCCGTTAATATTCCATCTACTGCATCATCAAATGTAATCGATTCACCTTTATCATTAAGGATAGTCGAACCTTCATAAGCATTGCGGCCATTTTTATACATACCTGTCATTAATTCTTCCAATGTATTTAGCTGACTCACTGTAAGATTTTTAAATGACATAGGCGTATTACTAAAGAATAACTGCACAATCCATGGGTCAAGGAATGTAATACTTTGGTCACCTAGGATATCTGCATCAGGATCTAATGCATTAATAACGGCATTCATATTAAAGCCGTCTACTGGCTCTAGTCCGTCGTATTTAGTAAGTCCCATTTGGTATGCCATATGTGCGTAGAAGTAACGCATGTTAGGCTCAATAGCAATAGGATTTTTAGGGCGTGTCATTCTGCTGAGGTTATCAAGCAGCTTAGTTCTTAACTTTTTAATGCGGAGTGCATTGTCAAACGCAACACGGGCCCTCGCTTGATTTAGAAGTTGTAACTGTTTAGCTTGTAGTGCCTCTTCCAGTTTATTGACCGCCAATGCCCTGTCAGCACGTTTACCTTCACGAATGGCTTGGTTTTGATACTTCTTATACTGGCTAGCTTGGGACAAGGTCAAATCGCCTAATTCCTGTCTAGCACGGTTCATATAATCACTTATCACACCTACGCCGCTATCTCGGATAGCACGTACATTATTAATACGTTCTTGTAATTGTGCCTTTAGCTTTTCAATACGTTCTTGAGCAGAATCAAGTTCTTTTGATACAACACCTAATTCTTTAGCGACCTTTTCATTGTCACCAATAATTCGTTTTGCAATTGGCTCTAAATCAGATTCAATTGTTTCTGAATTAGGGTCAAGTCGGTTTAACCTGTCGAGTAGTTCCCAGTTTTTAGCAAGGTCTCGATTGGTTTGTGACTTAATGATTTTAGCTTCCTCTTCAGTTAATTTCATTTGACCATCTGAAGATAATAACCATTCCTCAGCAATTTCTATATTAGATTTGCCAATATGGTTATCCTCAATGAATGCCTGCTCGGCAGATTCCATAGCCTGATTAACAGCTTCGTCAAACGTAAATCCGGTTTGCTCACGTTCAGCAGCTTCTAATTCTTTTAGTGTGCCGTATCGAGTATTGGTTAATGCATCCTTACCAAATGCATTATAGCGTTGATGGTCTTTATAGATTGGGTACTGTTCCATTAAACGCTTTTCGATATCAGCTTGAACAGAATCTTTTTCATCGTTCCATTCTTTGATTGGACGACTTTCCAATTCCTTCATATACCGCTTCATGACACGTTCTTTCGCCATTTCCCCGACGTCGGCAATATAGCTTTGAACCTTTGCTTGCTCAGCTTCATCGAGCTGTTTAAATAACTTGCTAGATTCAAATTGTTCAAGTGCTTGTTCTTTTGTGTAGGCATCTATATCTTCTTGGGTAGCGATCATACGTGCCATGATATCTTGGATTTCCTTAGGTGGTAATCCTCCTAGTCGTGTCACCGCACGATAGATACGAGTTAACCACTTTGAGAACATGCGAAATACATGCTGCAATCCTTTAGTAGGTGCTTTGCCTTCACGAAGATAAGCCTCCCATCCACGAGCAAACTTTTCATGTGCTTTAGTATTATCAGCGCCTTGCACATCGTCCCATTCAGACCATTCTTTCAACTTGTTCCAATCTAGAACAAGTTGCTCTGGAGCGTTTTCCATTTCAGCTAGATTCTTAATGTCGTCAAAGAATACATGTCCCATTTCATGTAAGAATGTACTTCTATCTGCGGTTTTAAAAATACTAATGATACGTTCGCCATCACTCATGATTTCGGTCATACCATTAACAGATTGGTTGTACTTTTCAATGACTTTGATTGCTTTATCATCGAACACTACATAGCATCGTCCGTCTTGTTCGCCATCGTAGTAGATGCCTTTTATACCGATACTATTTAAAAATTCACTGGCCTTTTTATCATTTTTCACATTATGAAGATTAAAATGTTCATCATTACCAAGTGCATGAGATAAGAATGAATACAGCTGTTTACCATCAATATTTGTTTTCTCTAATGCACCATATACATCAGTCTTAACATTCGAGATAGCTTTTTCTTCACGTTCTCGTTCTAACTGTTTTTCTTTTTCGTATTGTGGATATAGATCATATCTAAACTTTTTATACACAGCTTCCAATAAATCTTCATTACCAGCTATGGTATCAATATTTTCATCTATACCTACTGACTCCAAAAATCTATCAATATTTCTTTTTTGAATTTTATGGATGTCATTTATTGTTTTATTTTTGTTATGTAGTTCAGATATTATGTACCCTACATCCATAAAGCGTGTGTATTTATTTGTCCATTCGTCACCAATAATAGACCCTTTGTGATATTTAATTAATAGACTTGTAAAACGTTCCAGTTGTTCTTCTGACATTTTATGTAATCCGTTTTTCAAGCTATCTCTTACATATCGACTATATCCAGAAATAGGATATTGCTCTGGTAATAACTCTGTTTCATTTGGTATTTCTACTTTAAAAATGGACTTCCATTCTTGTTTAGTAAATTTACTTTCTTTTAATAACTTAATTGCTTCTACAGCTCTTTTGGTTTGTGATATAACAAATTGAGTATTTTTCCCTTTCTTTGAGTCTATAAATTTATGTAAACTTTTAATTGCCTTATCGTTACTTCCTACTTCCGCAATTTCAGTAAGAGCCATAGACAAAGGGTTTTCATCGCTTATAACATTTCCTGTTTTCTCATCATACCATTCTGCATCTTCATTTATTTTATACTTTGTTTTCTCTGTAACAATCTCTATGCTATTTGCACCTAATATATCCCTATAATTTTCTGCTATCTTCTTATCTTTAGCAAAATACAATCCCCAACCATGTGCTTGATTGCCCTCACCAGTCCCAATAGCGCCTAAATCAAATGTGTCAAAGTCATGTGGTGAACCATGCCATGCTGATTGATAAAAAATATTACTATTTGCATTTCTGTAGTTGCTTAAATCTTTTTCGTTTGGTATACTTTTATTAAAGTAACCACTAGATTGGTTTACTTGGTAAGGCAATTGGAGCCCGTTCCTTGTAAACCATCTAGTGGTTTTTTGTTCGTTTATATAGAGTGGTGGATTGTTTTTATCTGAAAAATTATTATAAAACCACGTGTTTGCACTAGCATTATCTTTAGGGTAAAAAGATTTTATTCTATTAATTGTAATATTATTTGCAACACTAGCTGATAATTCCAAAGCAATAATACTTTGCTTTTTGTTACTATCTGTAATTTCTGTCATAACCACAATCGAACCATTAACTGTTTTAGATGGGAAAATTGCAATCGGGTCTACCAATGCACTAGGTAATTGTTTCCACATTTTGTTAGTAACTGTCTTATGTTGATTGTTTTTGCCAGCACCTGTTTTCATATCAAAATATTTAGAAACATACATTTTGATTGGCAAATCCTTAACACCTACGAGTTGCAGTACAGCTGGAGTATCCATAACTCTAATTAAATCAGATCTTTTATAAGATGAAATATTATCTATAATTCTACTCCACTTTTTCTTATCAATACTTAATTTAAGTCTTGCATCTTGATCTAATTGATTATACCCTTTTTGGTTTTCTAATTTAGCATTCATGTTAATTTGCACGCTATCACGCAAATAGTCCATAGCGGTATAATTACCTCTACCCATTTGTCGCATATATTGTGCCATTATATCAGCGTGTTGTGCCATCAATAATGCATTTGCTTTTGCAGTTTCACGTTGTTTTCTATTTGTGCTTTCGCTAATAGTTTTAACTACTTCGTTGTATACATCATATCCACTTTTAGATAATTGCATCCGTAAAGCGATATCATTATCTGCAAGTTCAAACAGCTTATCTCGCATAGATTCTAGCGATTCAATTTGTTGGAGTGTATGCTCCATATCAGCATAATGGGAACCTGCTTGATTAAGTGCTTCTGGATTATCAGCTAATGCACTTTGGGTACGAGCAAGGCTAGATTGATATGCCATTCGTCTGCGTTCCGCATTAGAACGTGGCGGCTTGTTTTCACCTAACCATATAGGATTGACTCCGCTAGTACGTGCCGCATCTAAATCTGTATCCATAGCATCAAAATCACTTGTATATTGTTCCCGGTACTGTTCAGTAAGCTCCTTATACACATTATTAAAGGTTTGCTTAATGTGTGTTGGATCCGCAAGAACCACATCAAGCATTTCCTTGTCTACATCAGATACTTCATCAAAGTAGCTACGAATAATATCATCCTTAACATGTTTTGCACGTTTTTCGGTATCATCCTTAACTATCTCTTTCATAGCATGCACTTCTTCTTTTGCACGTTCAAGTGTTTTCATGGATAATCCACCACGTGTAAAGTAAGAGGATTCTTCTAATGCCTTAACAGTTTCTTCAGATAAGCCACCACTTAATTGCGCATAAGACCCGATAGGAATTTCAATCGGAGCATCAGCCGTAATCGCCTTAGATACATCCTCTTGTGTTACCAATCCAGCATCTACCATATTACGAATAGCCGCTTGACCTTCTTCGGTTTCAGCCATTTCATTGACATTAATATAAGCGGTAGATACGCCTATATTATCCCCCTGAGCTTGTACGATTTTTCCATACAACTCAGGGTTTTCTTTTGCCAAATTGTTAGCGGCAGCATCGTTTTTAAGATTCTGCATAATAACATGACCGTTCCGATTCTGTTCTTCCATAACAGCCATGTGCTGTTCTTCTGGGGATAATTTTTGAAAATCTTTAAAGGCTTTCATGGTACGAGCACCACTGATGCCGCCACCAATTACACCGAAACCAACTACCGCGGGTAATGCTTGCCACATAGCCTCACCGGCACCTACAAACATATCGCCTGCAGAATATGGGCCCTCTTGATCATTAGACTTGCGCCATAAATTGTGCTGCAGCTTTTCATTAACATCTTGTAGGCCCTCTTCAAATAGTTCTGGAGCGCCAGCTTTAATGGAAGACTTAGCCACTTGTGCAGCAGTTACGCCAATACCACGATTAAATGTCTCAGCTGCATTAGTAGTTCCTCTTGAAATGGCACTAGCAAGTGCGGACTTAGGAGCGATTTTAGTTGCTGCTTTACCGATTGTACGAGTCGCCACAAATTCAATGCTGGCATCGATAGCCGCAAATGACATGGCATACTCTTTTGCTTCTTCATTGGAATATACTCGATTACCTTTTTGGTCACGTTTACCAATCAATTCAAGATATTTATTGCCAAATGACATCTTATACATCTCGTATGCCATATCAGCAGAACCTAACCATTTAGCGCCAGTCATTGCAGTAGGTATAGCAGCAGAGCCACCACTAACTACACCGCCACCAATGCCGCCAATTATACCGCCTACAATAGCACCTGTACCGCCTTGTTTGCCCATCATATAGATTTGACTAGCAGTTGAACCCAATACCTCTTGTAATGGACTCCCACCATCTGGGCGCCTATAATTTTGCAAGTTATTTTGTAATCGATTAACTTCAGCCGTTAATTCGTTAATCTTTTGTGGATCAGACTCATAAGCTAAGGAGAAACCAACATCGCCTAATTTCATCTGGTCATTCATTGCCCAAATGCTTTGTTGTAATGAATCAAATATACCTTTTGTATTCTTGATTGATTCGATATTGTTTAATGCTTGAATACCTTCAGCTTGCGAGCCATATTTAACTTTATAGAGTTCTGGAAACTCATCATAAATATCTTGTAAAACTTGGCCACGTTCAGCACGTCTAGATAAATAATCAGCACGTTCAAAGGCTCTATCATCGCCAAACATGACTGTATCTGCACCAATATTTAAAGTCTTAGCAATTCGCAAAGCTTCATTAGCACGTAATTGATCATTGTTATATAAAAATAATCGGTCTGTGTTACTAACAATACTAGCAGGCAAAGCATTAGGTAAAGATTGTCCTAGTTGACCTATCGCTTGAAATGCATTACCTTGCTGCCCGAATGGAGAAATTGTTTCCGTCCCATCTGCATTTTTAATGCTAGTAGGAGTATTGGCAATTGTAGATAATGCATCCGCTGTGCTTTTAGCAATATTTGATACAGTTTCTATTCCTGAACCGATAGCTTGCCCAACTGGTGTTAAACCACCTACTGGACTAGACTGTATACCGGCATTAGCCGTAAATGAACGTGGGCCTTGTCCGTATCCATGTATTAACGCTTGAAATTCCTCACGTTCTTTTTGATTAATATCAGCCATTTGTATATCTCCGTTGTAATGCATTATATTCTGATTCATAAATGTCTTGAGTAGAACCATCTTTATAGGTTACTCGGATATAATGATTGCCAATAGGTTCCGCATGAATAATCCCTATAGCTTGGTTACTTGCACCACTAATTGTTGCGGAATAATCGTCTCCGTCACCAAAGAATGGTTTGCTTGTACTACGTAATGTACTTATTGCGACTGCAGCATCGAAGATTTCATCTTTTTCCGCATCTGTAGGTGGTCTATGATGTTTAACCTTAAATTCCTCAATACGTCCAGCCATTTCTTGTTTAACACCATATTTAAAACTGCCTGCCAATGTTTTGTCTTCAGGCATAACTGTAGCAAGTTTATATTCATATGGAGTTAAGTCAATGTTGCTAGCTTTCTTATTGTTATCATCGATTTCAAGTAATGATGCATCAAGTTCATCATCCATGATTTTATTAGGCAATACACGTTCTGCATATGCTCGTGTTTGTTCGTAAGTGTGAGATTTAGCGTACTGCTTAATTCCCCATTTTTCTTGTGCCGTCATCTTCAAACTTTTTTCATAAATTCTATCTAGCTTCGGTCTTTCGCTAGCCATTTTACCGCTCCAATATTCTTGCTCTTCAGGAGTTGTGGCACCTGCCAATTGAACCTGTGCATATTGGAACGCACCGCTTACATCGCCATTGGCTATCTTTTGATTCAAGATTATTTGACTAGCTTGTAAGCGATCATTAATAGCAATCTTTCTAGTTTGTTCTTGCAACGTAAAATAATTTTTATATGCCGCCCTAGCTTCATCCTCAGCTTTCTTAATTTGGTCTTCTGAATATTTTGGACTGCCGCCGCTAGACATTGGGGCATTTCTCATTAAGCCCTTATAATGTTCTGCGCTTGCCGTATAATATCCACCAGCTTTTAATTTATCAGCATATTCATCTATAGATTGTGCATTGATAGCATTATTAGGAATGATATATCCTTTCATCCAATCATCAACAAACTCTTCATCAGAATTGTACATTTTATAATAATTTGTACCACCATCAGTCTGTTTGTTTTCTTCACCATTTGGTTCAACCTGTGTTAAACCTGCGTAATTGTGATTTTCTCTAGCAAGCCTGCTTAATTCACCGCCAACTGTACCTTCTGCATATAATTGTCGATATGCGATTTCAGTATTAATACCATATTTTTTATTAGCATAAACAGCCATATCCCATAACTGTTTGTTTTGACCAACTCCACCTTTAATGGCTTCTTCGTTTTCAGTTTCCATCTTGGCTCTAACATACATGGCAGCGCTGCTCATTCCTGAGTTTAAATCATGTCCATACATCTGATACAACTTAGCATGTGTATTATCATCATTAACTAGTTTATTAATGTTCATTTGACTGGACATTTTTTTATATGGCGTCAACACATCTTCACTAACAACACCACTTAATGAAGTCAATAAATTTTCAACTTTCGTTGAATCATTTTCTGCCACGGATCTATCAAGTAAATACTTTCCTGTTTGGTCTGTATTAGCACGGATTTTTTCATTAATCTGCTCATCATCTAGTCCCAATTCCTTGCCAGTAGACCGATACAAATCACCCATCAATGCAATTGTTTTCATTTGGTCAGCCATGTTGTCAGAACGGATAGCAGAATCACGAAGATTTGTAATTTGATTTTGCGTAGCTGTACTTAACGCCGTTTCATATTGACCTCTTGAATATTTGGATATGTTATTGTAATCAGTTGTCTTAGATGTTTCAACGGCTTTTATAAAGGCATTAATAGCATCATTCGTTCTGAATTTATATTTACCCATGATTTCACGTTGTATTTTATCTACACCAGCATTATAGTCAGGCAATATAGATTGAGCATTCATTCCTTTACGATTCATCAGCCCGTCTTTATCATCATTCAACAGTTGGTTAGTACTATTATTGAACTCATTAATAGCATTGGTTACATCGATGTAATCTTTTCGTTTGTCAATTTCCATCCATGTATTTGTTGCATCTTGTAAGGCTTTACTCATAGCATTTAAGCCACTTACATTACCACCATATGCCGTTTCATTACTAGAAGCCTGTGTGCTACCTTGAATTGTATTTAATTTTTGGGTTGGATCATAATTAACAAATTTCATATCCTACCTCATTTTATAATCACGCTTAACAGTCACTACCGGACCCCTATCTGTATATCCTACAGGGTCACCACCATATGTAGTCTTCATCTTGCCACCTGCGTATTGTTGTTTAATACCATACATAGATGATGCGGCACCAAGAATACTACTTACCATTGCCAAATTGCCTTGACGTCGTGCATTTTTAGCGGAAGCACGTGCGGCATTAGCTTCATTCTGATAGTTCATACCATTCAAATATTCGTTATAAATGGCATTGTTTTTATTCTGTTCCCAATTATAGATATCTTTGTTGTATTCATCATAACTGGATGCCATTAACTGTAATGGGGACCCAGCCATTTGCAATCCGCCTGCCCCTGCTTCTGCTGCATTCGTACCGGCTACAAGACGCATACGATTATCCATCTTGTCCCGCTCTTGTAATTGTTGCATAGCAATTTGTTCTTGTTTGCGGTCAGATATTCGCTTATTAACCTCAGCCGCTTGTGCTTGGGCTTTGTACATCGAAACTTGCGCTTTTGTTTGTTGATGTTGCGCAATCATCCCTATGCCGGTGCTGACTGCGGTTAAGATTGCCGCTGCGGGTAAGCACATATGAAGTCCTCCTTCTTGAGAGTAAATAATTCTAAATCACCAACTTTTACAGTTGGATGAATAACGGCTCCAATCGATTCGAGCCATCGCTTTGTTTTAATGTTAGTTGTGTGAACGTAATTAAATAGCCATTCCCTAGTCTCTAACCATTCAGCAATAACTTGATTGCTTAACTTGATAAAACGCATCTGCCACCGCATATCGTTTTCTAATACTTTATTGCCTAGAAAATAAATCCCATACATTCCGTTAACTGGTTCTTTTGCAATCCCATATACGCAAATAGCCACATCGTCTTTTACGACGACATGGCTATCATAATCAGATTTACAAATCTCGGAACAGAAATCCTTAAAAGGGTATAAACGATTCACCTCTTGGACTTCTATGGCGTCTATTGCCCTTAGATTAACTTCTAGGTCCTGAATTAATTTATCTCGCCGTGTAGGCTCAATTTCGTCAATTTTATAGTCCCGGAACATCTCTTAGTCCTCCGCCAATTTCAACAATACGAGTTATCGATAATAAATTAAATGGAAACGGATCACTATGCTTAATACATATCGATGTATCGGTTGAATAATTTATTCCCATTTTAGGTAGAATTACAGGCTTATCACCTGTAAACAATTCATTTGGTGGTAATGTAATATCATCCATTCTGTCAAATGTACGTCCAACTTTGCCGCCAAACGATTTATACATGCGAAGCACTACTCTTGATACTGTAGCAACTCGGCCTTGTAAAGTACCATCGTTTATTTGTTGTTCTACGCTAGGTATTTTAATTTTAGTAGTGTAAGGCAAACCAACAGTAATTACATTTGCTTTGCCATCCAATTTAATAACACCAGTTGGTGGTACCACCCTAGATGGCATCTGTTGTCCATCAATTACTATGTCTACCATTTGCCCTACTAAATGAGGTGCGTTGATGTAATCAGTCTTAATTGAATTAGCGACTTTAACATAGCAATCTAAGAACACATCGGAGTTATCTTCTGTATACAACGGAATACTACGTTCAATGCATTTCACACTCTTATTATTAATCACACGATCCACAACAAAATAGATTGTGTCTTGCTCACCCTCTGCTACACTCTCTACATATCGATATTTACCATTCGTTACAAAGTGCGACCATCCATACACTTTTTGTTCTGGGATATAAGTTAAACAGTTGAGTTGCCCATCATCTCGAACGTAATAAATAATACTGTCAGGGTCTTGTGCATAAGCACTTGTTACTGCCAGATGACCTTTAACCAATGTTTTAACAAACAATGTAAGGTCTTGCCCTGTGTAGTTGTCGCTCTCATAAGAGTAACCCATATCACGAACAGTACCGCCACGCTCTTGAACAAACACGCACCGATTACCTATGAATTGAGGTTCACACGATAAGGCTCCTCGTTGGGTTTGTGTTTTTAAATTGCAGTTGGTAGGCGTAATGGTTTTATCACCTCTTACAATCCACTCATTACCGCTTGTAAGAATGATTAGATCGTTAGCTGGTACGAGATGACGAATCTCACACATCTTGCGATTAATAACCGGCAAGGTGATTGCACTATCATCTGTGATAGTGCCTTCCACCTTTTCGACACCAAAATTTGGATAATCACCAGTACGGCTAAACCATATGAAGTTAGGCTTGCTATCAGTAGCAGCCACTACAAATCGGTCTTGATAGAATGTACAAAGTTTAGGATAACCTCTGCCTCTATTCCAACTGCCTAATTTCCATTGGTAGCTAGGCTCACCCTCTTTAATACCATTAAGAACATTAACTTTTGCATTCTTAGCATCGGTTACACTTTTTATCTCAACAACACCATATTGAGTGAATGGCATAATGGATAAGTCGCAATTTACAGAACCACCCTTAATATCTGATATGTATTTAAGCCTTGCTCCAGCTTCTATCTTACCTGTATCAGTTACGTTGTAATCGTTTTTAGATGTATACGTTCTGTAATCTTTCCACGTTTGACCATCATTGTTAGAAATCTGTAATTTTACTGTACCTTCCCATGTGCCATGTGTTGTGAATTTCCATGATAACTCTGTATCGGTACTGTACGAACCAACATTGTAATTGATATTATTGTAGGTCTTTTCGATTGTTTGACCTTGCATATATCGTCTTACTTTTTTCTCTACAACTTCGCCAGCTGACTTAGTATGCACCGCTTCTACATAGTAGGCAATCTGAATTACGCTACCTACCATATCTTGTGTGAAGAGGTCTTTTGTGGATGTGATCGTATCGCCATTAACTGTCAATGTATGCCCATTGTCCGTGTTGATTTCATCATAAGGTTGTTCAGTTAGCTTATATGTACTCATTCTCCAGTCAGTATCACTATATCGTGATAGCGTTTGAATAGGGTACTTGCCACTACAGATGAACATAACATCACCAGATTGGTTACAATTTAAATCAAACAATATATCGCTAGTGAAAGGAGTCGTAACTTCAATACCGGTATAAATTCCGTAATTCCATACACGAATATATTTGTCACCAAATTCGAGCATGAAAGAATTATTGGTGTTTGTCGTAAATTCAAATAATCGTGTTGGCTTATCACTATATTTAACTTGCCCCACGTATTGGCTGCCTTGACGTTTTGCAACGGCTCCATATGGACGAATAACCACATTCTCCGCTTCCAATAAGGCACTTTTGTATTGCTCTAAATCAAAGCGACTTGAAACATCTGGCGATACTTCACCAGTTGTAAACGCTAGCTGTGATATGTATATCGGATTACTCATTACCATCCCCTCGCTTTCACGTAGCTAGATATATATACTGTATCTTGTTTACGTTCCTTTGCGTTCATTCCTTTAGCCTCTTGAACTGCCGCTTGATACAATTTGTATGCTTGGTCAAACAATCCTCTATCACCAGTCAGTGGCATAGCTAATGCGCTAGCCAGTTTGCACTGCAGCATATAAAGGGATATAGAATCCCAAACGTCTAAATCTGTCACGTCATATATATAATCAATGAATGCTAGTGGCACATCGCTCACTATGCATTTTTTGTTATTTCCAATATTAAATATATTGTATTCCGGTTGCGATTCAGCATGGAAGCGATCGCCTTGTGGAATAACACCTAAAATGCGGATACACTTTTCAGGGTACGCATATACATAATTCCACCCATTAATTTTATGAGCAGACAAAACTAATCTTTCATTTTTGCGAGCAAAATTCCATTCAAATTGTCGCAATACCAACTGTCTAGTTGAGTCATATTGCATACGGCATTGGCGACCTTGCTCAGTTTCTTCTTCAAGTGAATAAAGCAATCCTGCGTTAATTAATGCAAGTGCTTGATTACAAATATCAGTAGGTGTCATATTTCCCCCTATATGGTAATAGAGGGATGCATAAGCACCCCTCATATTGTCACTTATTCTTCCGTAGTATCGGTTTTCTTTTTGTTTGTTTTCTTAGGCTTTTCGTTGCCAGTATTTTCATCTGGTGGATTTTCATTGCCTGTATTGTCACCTTCAGTATTTTCATCTGGTGGATTTTTGTCACCCAGGTCTGTTTCAGGAGGCTGAGTTTCAATAGACGGTTCTTTGTCTTTAGCATTAGATTTTGGGTTAAAGATTTTTGCCACTTCATCTTCGTTACCAGAGAAAAGCTGTTTGAAATAATCAGGCTCAAATTCTTTAATTTCTTCTTCAGAGAAATTAATAGTTTCACCTTCTTGAATTAATCCACGATTACCATGGTACATCATTACGTTAGCTGTAAAAATCATAGTTTCACCTCTTATTTCAAATTCACACCATCTGTTAAGAATGATGTAATCGTAGCGGCAGTCATATTATTCGCATTGATGCGAATAAACTTTTTAGCACCTGCAGGAAGTCGACCTTTGTATTCTGTGCCAGCTTTAGAGTTCTGTGGCAATGTAATTCCAGTTAGCAATACAGCATCAGCCATATTTTCTTTATCAGAAGTGTAAACATTAAATAAAGGCGTACCCGTAACATCTTTATCTAAACGAATATACAACCATAAGGCAACGGCAGCATCGCCACCGTTACCATTCATCACCACGTCAGAATTTGTATTTGCAGTGATTTCTTTTTTCCAAAAGAATGTATTTTGAGTATCAATAATCATTGAATTATATCCCTTTCTTTACGCAATAACACGAGATTCAGTGCTTAACAATGCATCAATTTTACGAACTGGCACACCGTTTGCACGAGTAACAAGTTTACCCATTTCCATATCTTCAGTGATAGTGGAACCATGTTTTGTGTTCTTTTGCAAACGTAAGAATGTACGCAAGGTACGGTTCATATACCAAACTGGACGAACACCACTAAGGTTAGGAATACGTTCTTCCGCTTCAATCATTAAGTTGATAAGATCTGCACCGGCTTTAGCATCATTTGTCAATTTCGTAACGTCGATGTTAGCAATACGAACGACATTTCTCCAGTCCCGTACAGTTAAACCAACATCATGTTTAAAGTGTGTACGATATGCCTCGAACATGGATCCATCTTCTTTAGTAACAGTAACAACACCTTTATCTTCTTGGTGCAAGCCTGCTGCAGAACCTTCAGGATAAATGCCATGAACGGACAAAGGACCCCAACCAACAAGCCAAATAGATGCCAAGTTACCTGTGCCACCTGCATCAAGAATGTTTTCTGCACTTGCTGCCTTCTTAATATCAAGAGTATTGAAGCGAGGAGCCAAGCCAATGAATTTTTCTGGCGTATTTTCATCGCCATAGAAGATTGTACGACATAATTCCTGCCCCATGGATTCAACGAATGCTTTATCTTCAGTTGCACGGAAGGATGCTTTATCTTTGGATTTATCAACAAGCGCTTTATCAGTTTGCGAATATGCTTCAAGCATACCGCAATTGTCGGTAATTTGACGTGTGGAGGATTTAGACGCTTGAACACCGCCATATAATTTACGCCATGTAACATCTGGCAAACCAGTACGTACAGTCGTTACAAAGCTAGACCCTTGGTTACATTCGACCATCGTCATATCTTGAATGATTTCAGTGGATTGATCCAATTGCTCAATAATTTGAGCGACATTACCATTAGGATCCATTCGTTTTTGCAAATCTAAAAGTGTTAAATTTTGAGTTCCAATTGTAGCCATTAATTATTTACCTCATTTCTTAATACATAGATGGATACATTTTTCGTTTTGCTGCTTCTTCATCAGAATTTTGACCGGTTCCAGCTTGTCTTGTACCTTTCCCCGGGTCTTCCTGAACCATTTCACCAACGGCCGCAAATACCTTAATCATGTTGATATTGTTGTCGATGTGACTATCAACAAGTAATTGACGTAATTCCGGTACCACTTTAGTTAGTGCTTCGATGCCTTTGCCTGCAAGCGCTACAGTTTCATCGAATTTACCGCCTAATTCCTTTTTGGCGTGTTCATAATCCGCTTTTTGCTTTTCAACAACTGCTTGCTCTTGCTGCTCTTGATAAGCCGTCAAGATATTTTGTGCATACTGACTGCCAAATTTAGCTAATTCAACAGCCTGTTCCTGTGTTGCACCAACTTGGTTAAGTAACTTACTAAAGTCTGCAGATACAGTTTCATCAAGTTCAGTACCTTCAGGGAACACGGATTTGAAATCATAAACCGTTGGTTCAGCAGGTGGCGTATTATCACCGCCTAGTACAGATGGATTACTACCTTCACCATCTGGTTTAGCAGGTGGTTCAGTAGGTGGCGTAGGATTATTTTGGTCCGGATTCGCGCCCGGTTCATTGCCAGTCATGTTATTGTTAGCACCCATATTGTCATCAGCCATTTTGTTTCTCCTTATCGACTAAATTATTAAAATATTCTTGTTGCCCGATATATTCGAGCTGTGCAAGGTGGTATTGTTTAACTCCATCAATGCCTAATTTGTTTAGGTCCCCATGGAATAGCAATCCCACCTTACGTTTTCCTTCGTTGAAATATGTTTCACTATTTCCAGTAAACGATTGCTTTAATATGCCCGAGCGATCCATTAGGCGACAAAAAAACCACCTACCTAGCTCTGTGCTAAGTACGTGGTTGAGAGCTTGCATATCTCGCTCTTGCATATAATCTTTAATTGTTTTCTTCATCTAGACACCGTCCATTCCTAGCCACTGCTGTAATGCAGGATTGCCATCGTTGGCGGCATCTGTTGCTTGTTTGGCCGCACTAGCCATTTGAGGTGCTAGTTGAGCCGCTTGCATTAACTGCATTTGCTGCTCCTGTTCAGCCTGTGCCTGTGCTTGTTGTGCTAAGATTTCTTGATATTCATCATCAGAACGAATAATCTTAGCCGGAACACCGAGATTTACACCGTATGTATTGGCCGCTTCCTCAAAGTTGAACTTGTTGACGATATTAGGATTAGCTTGTGCCAAAGACATAATAAACGCAAAATACTGTTCGATATTTACCAATGAACTCATCTTTTGTGCTTGGGCAAGTGGTGAGATATATTCAATCTTCACTTCTTGACCATTTAATTGGTCTAAGAGTTCCTCATCATCAACAGGTGGAAATACACCGGCACGATCTAGCACAGAATACACACGTTCAATGATTGGATTCAAGAATTCAGAGAGTAACCGTTCAACCACAGGACCTAATTGTTGTAATTTTTCTTGAGTTCTCTCCATAACCTCCCGAGCCGTCATCTGGCCCTTATCGATTTGGTCTAACATCAAGAATAAATCCGCACTATAGGCTCTCTTGATTGAATCCTCTGTTACTGCAATCTTATTTTGAATATCCTGTAAATTAGACTGTACTGCAAACATCGGTTCAACTTTATGTTGCCCCTCAATCTCTGTAATGCCACCCGGATACAAGTTAACCGTACTGATAACATCAGATGGTGCTTGCATAGGAGGCTTAACACCCAATTCAACAGCTGTTAGATAATCGAATTCCAACTTCTGCAGCATTTGTGAATCTGGTTGCGCAAACCATGCGGCACCCTTACCGTAACCATTCAAGTCCATCGACGTATGCCGAGCGATTGGAATTGGCCATTCCTCAAAACCGCCATGATATAACACTTCATCACTATTGCTACCTTCAACCCAATAAATGGACGAGTATGGCATATTGCGACGTCCTAACTTATCCTTACGGTCTTTGTTAGGCTCAACCAACCAATTGACTGTGAATGATTGTTGCAAGCTATTTCCGTTATCGTAAATATTCTTTATGTTATCCGGACAATTTTCATACCCGAACTGTTCGACAATCTGATCAACTGTCATTTTGTATTTACGGCCAAAAATATTTACGATTTCCTTGCTGTTAGTGCTAATAGCATAGGTACCTATCGGATACGATGTGAAACGAACACCAGATTCACTATCAGCAAATATTCCCATAGGAGCTTGACCCATGGTTAGTTCCATGTAAACTTGGTGAACTATGCTGTAGAAATTGGATTTAGCAAGAACCGCATACAAGATCTCCTCTCGTTCATCCAATAATTCAGCGACTTGGCTATTAGCTGCTACATCGATATTCTCCATGGTTAGCTTAAACCATTTACGGCTTGGTGGAGTAAGTCCGCTCATAACACCACTGGCAAATATTTGGCAACTTTCCCAAGCTACAGGATTTAGGATTTTACCGTTATAAGGTTCTGATTGATCTTCTTCACCATCAAATTGACCAATAAACGGCAACTGATAGTCACGCAACTGCTTCCACTTATTTACATATCGTTGCTGCGCATTAAATAGCTGAGAGAATTTCTTTCTCAATTTCGTATAATCATGCCTAACAGGTTTAACGCCCTCCGTAGGTTGTCTAGCCAGTAAAGATTCCATTTCCGCCATGCTATCCCCCTAAAATTGATTTCTGGCCGCCCATAGTCGGACCTAAGATAGTAGATTCAAAGCCACGTTTGAATTTGCGTTTAGTTTCTGCCATTTCCTCACCAGTCTGATTACTCATATTCGTTTGAACAGTTGGAGCTGGAGCAGGTGGTGTATAGTTAGCAGATGCACTCTTCATACACATCTTTATTCCTCGCTTTCTAACAAATTAAAAAGGAGTGTAACTTGTGTTAGCTACAATCCTATTGCCTGTTTCGCTTTTTTTAACGACCCGCGCAGCAAAGGTCAAGGCAAGAGCATCACCTTTATTCGGAGATGGCAACCCTCGGTCTTTCATATCTTTTTTACTTTCAAGCTGAATGCGACCATTCTTATCAATGATTGCTTCAGGCCCTACAATATCATCGTATAAGGCTTGGTCATTTGGTGGAATAGAACCACCTTCACGGAGCCATTCTTTCATCTGTCCCCACATGTAGGCTCTCATATTGAGGTATACAGGGTCATTACTTTTACCGCCAAACTCAATTAATCGCCATTTGCGCCCTAATTGCTTACCGATAGAATATATTCCTGTTCCATACCCCATATCAATGAATACGGCATCAGCTTTGTATTCGTCCTCGAACTGAGCAATCAGTTGAGCCATACGCCAGTCATCGTCATTCTTAGGAATAGATGCGAGCGACTTCATATAGTAGCCTTGACGCATTACTATTTCTAAGGAGTCTGAACCAGTCCACGCAGGATCCACACCAATGATTACCGGTAGATGTTCAAATTGTCCCGGTTTATAGACTTGCTTTTGTGCTTTGTCAGCAATTTCAGTAGAGATAAACTGCAAATCTGATGCGGAAGGGAACACACCACGCACACGAACTTTGAAGAAGTCGGAATCCTCACCGTAAGCCTCTAACCATTCTTCAATCTTAGCTTTGTTAGATATCTTAACGGTTCTACTATCAATCTGATATGTATTCCAGAACTTTCTATATTTTCTAAAACATTCACGGAATCGCCCACTATTACGAGTAGGGTTACCAAATGCACACCAAATAATTTCCGTGTTAGCATCTGTAAGAGCCCCTTCAGTTACTTCCCAAATGACATCATCAATAGCAGAGGCTTCATCAAATAGAACCAATATCCGATTACCTTGATTGTGAAGACCGGCGAATGATTCAGGGGAATTCTTACTCCAAGGAATGGCATCGATACGCCATGTTTTTTCGTAGTCTTTATCGCTACTGAATATAGCTGTGGCTGTGTAGGTAAACAAATCCTTAGCAATAAACATATTGTGCCATTTGCTAAGTTCTGGCCATGTTTTAGTTCGCAATTGGCCTTCTGTATTAGCCGTAACTACACCACGAGTGTTCTCATGAGTAGATATGGCAAAATGAATAAGCCATGATATCAGTGCCGATTTACCGATACCATGGCCAGATGCTACCGCCTCTTGAATAGCGGTTTGTAGGTCTTTGCCCTTTTTTAATTGTTCACCGATGGCTTTTAAGATTTGAATTTGCCACTCATCAGGCCCTTCCATATCTTCCAATGGCGTCCCCGGCTCTCCCCAAGGATAGGCAAAATATACAAACGCTAACGGATCATGTGTAAGAGCGCCTAATGCCTCTATTAATTCATCATGTTTTTCCATTAGCTTTCTCCCGTGCAGCTTTCAATTTATCCATAGCAGACACCGTAAGCTCACCTTTGACATCGATATTTTTAGTATCTCTCCACTTTTCAGGATTACGGTTTTTCAGCCAGAATATTTGAGCCGTAACATCCGGAGGCTGTTGTTTCTTTACAACTTTAACAAGCTTTCCATTCTCGTATGTTTTCTCTTCATATTCGTAACCTATAGCACGTTTATGTAATGCATTTTCAACTTCAAGGTCAATGACTTCCTTCCCTCTTTTAAGGGACTGCAAAAACTGCGGCGAACTCTTTTTCCAGTCGTATAAAGTTCTAATCGAAATACCTATATTTTTTGCTATTTGCTCATCAGTAAGGCCATCACGAGCCCAACCTTCCGCACGCAATAAATTATCTGGGTCAGTTAGCCAGTTTTTTCTATTTACTCGCAATGGATCATCACCTCACTTTAATGTATTACCGCCCTTGCGAATCATCTTCCCATTTTTCCTTACACATAATCCGCATGAATTTTTACTAGCACTTGAATGCGTAATATAGGATTGACATAGGCCATCGTAAAATATTTCATTGGCCGTACATATTCCATTTTTATTATTCAAGCATTTGTGCTTGATGCAGTGTATTTGTGTCATAATTTTCTGTAACAAAAAAGGCACATCAATTACGATGCGCCTTTTTTTGCGTTTGGTATTCTAAATGCTTAGGAGATGAACTCATGTTCTTCCACATACAATATATCATAGATATAGGGGACTTAAAAGGTCGATATTAGCCGTTTACCGCCGATTTCCGTCGGAGTTTATACCCGAGCTCAACAAGTGCCAAATTCTTATATTCTTTTCCTTGTGATTCGCCGTAACCAACAAATGAATATGCCCCCTTAGCAGACATACCATTGATATATTGTTGCATGAGGATAATCGAGCCAACCGTATTAGTTAATGTATCGATCATATGACAAGCATCATCACGTTTAGTCAGTAGTTCATGGATTTGACGTTTATACCTCATTTCCATATTTAGTAGCCGATTAATATCATCTTCAATTCCTGATGGTTCACCGCCGTCTACTCGTTCCTTCCCGTAGTTTACTGCACGTAACGATGTGATATCGCTTTTAATACGTTGGATATTACGTTTTAACGATTTAATCCTCAATGCTGCCTTACTTGCTTCGTGTAGATACTCATATGCAAGTTCACGATATTCTTTTTTACTAAGTTCTACCATAGGACCACCACACAGACAATATTTAAAACAAACAAAATACTACATATTACCATATCCCGTATTTGTGATCTAATAATTTTCTGCAATTGCATCCAATATGCATAAGAAACCATAAAATGTTTTAATGCAGCAGCTTCACGATAAGAGTAATAGGACATTTTAAAAATAACCACAAGGTAAATCGCCAGTAGAATGTTTATAACAACCATTTCATTCATGGGTATCACCTGCTAGTCTTACA